ATTAATTTCTCCAAAATTTTTTTCTATGTTATATTATAAAAATGGGAGGAGGATTAATGCAATTAGTAGCTTATGGCGCACAAGATATTTACCTTACTGGTAACCCGCAAATTACTTTCTTTAAAGTCGTCTACCGTAGACACACTAACTTCTCAATGGAATCTATTGAACAAACCTGGAATGGGAACGAAAAAACTTTCGGTTCAACAGGTCGTGCTACCGCCACTATTTCCCGCAATGGTGATTTAGTACACAAGATGTATTTAGAAATAAAAGGACTGCCGACGGGTGGCAGTAAAAACTTTAATTCTCAAGCTATTAGTGATATTGAATTAGAGATTGGTGGTCAAAAAATAGATAAACATACTGGTCAATGGATGAATGTATGGGCACACTTAACGGAACCAAATCCTACAGGTCATGTAGGAGAAGTAGATAGTGATGGTCAAAAGGGTACATTATTTCAAAATATGAGTGGCATGGGTGGGGCGGTTGGGGGGGACGGCACTCCCATAGTAACATTTGTTCCATTAATGTTTTGGTTTTGTCGTAATCCGGGTCTTGCTCTTCCATTAATAGCCCTTCAATATCACGAAGTTAAAGTTATATTAAATACTAATTTTATCACTGGCATCTATGCCGAGGTCCCCACCCATAATAAGTTATGGGCTGATTATATCTACCTCGACACAGATGAGCGTAGACGATTTGCACAGGTATCTCATGAATATTTAATTGAACAAGTTCAAGAACAATCTGTTGTGGTGAATGGACAATCAGCTGATTTAAATTTTAATCATCCTGTTAAAGAATTAATATGGACTGCGGACTGGACGTATTTAGGACAGGGTGACCTCTCTGCATACCTTCTAGCGATCGGAGAGTCTGCGGCTACTTATCAACTTAAATTAAATGGACACGATCGTTTCGCGGCACGTGACTGGAGATATTTCTCAAGAACACAAGTATGGCAACACCACACAGGAGCTGGAGGATTGCAGGCGATGCCGGTGACCGAGGGGGCATTTTCTGATGGTATTGGTGTCTACTCATTTGCGCTTAAACCTGAAGAGCATCAACCATCAGGAACGTGTAATTTCTCAAGGATTGATAATGCTCAATTAGTAGGTACCGCTGACTCTCATGCAACTAGAGTATATGCCGTCAACTACAATGTCCTCCGTATCATGTCCGGTATGGGTGGTTTAGCATACAGCAACTAAATAATCGCTATAACTTCGTCAATTTCTATAGATTTTAAATAATTTATATTTTTTTCTAAATATTATAGTCTTTTTTAAAAGAAATTTAATTTAATTAATTAATTTCTTTAAAATTTTTTTCTATGTTATAGTATAAAAACAATGGGAGGAGGATTAATGCAATTAGTAGCTTATGGCGCACAAGATATTTACCTTACTGGTAACCCGCAAATTACTTTCTTCAAAGTTGTCTACCGCAGACACACTAACTTCTCTATGGAATCTATTGTCCAGACATTCTCTGGTACTGCTGACTTCGGTGGTGATGTTGTTGCCACAATCTCCAGAAATGGTGATTTAGTTCACAGAATGTATTTGGAGCATGGATGTAAATTTACAGGCCCTGCCACGAACGCAGGTGTCCAATTAGTTGAAAGATATGGACATTCATTAATTAAAGAATGTGAAATTGAAATCGGGGGTCAAAGAATTGACAAGCATACTTCTATGTGGAATCGTGTATATTCAGATTTAACTGAATTTAATCCGAGTGGTCATTTTGGGGCGAATAATGCAAATTTAGATGGTACACTTTATCAAAAAATGACCGGCAATGGACTAGGACTTCTTACTAGCCAAGATACTCCATTTGGGGTAGAAACTGGAGAGATTGTAAATGGATTTTCTTATGAGAGCGGCGGCGACGGTAGTGACATCATTGATGTGGGGAGAATATTTTTACCCTTAAATTTCTGGTTTAATCGAAATCCCGGTCTCGCATTACCTTTAATTGCCCTTCAATATCATGAAGTCAAGGTAAAAATGACTTTTGAATCCGTAACTAGTCTAGCGAGAAACGTGGCTAACTCCACGAACGTCGCAACCGCATGGGGATCGTCGACCGATAGCGACCACGTTTTTAATTTATGGTGTGATTATATCTACCTTGATACCGATGAAAGACGTAGATTCGCTCAAGTATCACATGAATATTTAATTGAACAATTACAGTATTCGGAAAGTACGGTTACAACCGCAGGACCTTCAATTGATCTTAACTTTAATCATCCGGTTAAAGAATTAATATGGTGTACTCGTAATGAGGGAACTGCGACGACATCAAGGTGTGGCGGTACGGGAGATCCAGGTATTTTACAAGATCCCACTGCTTCGCCTGTTTCATTAGATGCGATGGGTGGTAATTGGCAATTAAAACTTAATGGTCATGATCGTTTCAAAGAAAGAGATTCTAGATATTTCACTAGAACACAAGTATGGCAACACCATACCGGTTATGGTGCTACCCCAACATTAGGGTCCACGGATACTGACTTATCACAAGACAGTGCCGGGGCCACAGTTGGATCTGATAGTATAGCTGTATATTCATTCGCCCTTAAACCCGAAGAACATCAACCCTCAGGGACTTGTAATTTCTCAAGAATTGATAATGCTCAATTGGTTGGATCTGATATTCAAATAGCACTCGAGGGTCAGAACAAGGCCTCCACACCGCCTGTTGATGATTCCGCCGTTAAACTAACAATCTTCGCCGTCAACTACAATGTCCTCCGTATCATGTCAGGTATGGGTGGTTTAGCTTACAGTAATTAAATAAACTAAAATAAAAAAATATTATATAAAAAAAATAAATTAATATAAGTTATCAATAACTTCTTCAATTTTATTTGTTCTCATTTTTCCATTAGCACAATCAGTTAATAAATTAATTAATTGTTCTAAAACTTCAACTTTTTCTGTTAAACTTTTTCCATTAAATAAAGATTTTGTTAAAGTATAAGATTCTAAATTTTTAAAATGATTTGAATCAGTATTTACTTTTCTTTCTACCCATAACTTGACTATTTCAGGTAATTTTTCAAGATGAACTAAAACATCTTCATAATTTACATTTGAATCAACTGAAACATTTTTATTATCCCAAGAAGTTAAGAAAGTACTCTTACCTCTTCTACCCGATCCTACCCAATTACCACAACATTCACGTAAATAATCTAATTCAGCAATTCTTTGTTTTAAATCATCTGATAATCCTGATGAATCGTCAACAGATTCAACATTTTCTTCATTACCTTCGGAAACAGTAGGGACTTCAGTAAGAATGTTACGGATATCTGCGGCGACCTGCTCAACTGGTGCGGCAGATGCTTCTTCAACGGGACCTGCGGTCTCAACAGGTTCTTCTGAAGCAACTTCTTCAACAGGTACTTCTTCTACAGGTTCTTCTTCTACCGGTGCTTCTGCGGGCGCTTCTGGTTCTTCCGGAGCAACTTCTTCAACAGGTTCTTCAGGAGCATCTGTGGTCTCTTCAGTAGTTTCTTCAGGACCTGCGGTCTCAACAGGTTCTTCATCTACAACAGGTTCTTCTACGGGACCTTCATCTGCAACAGTTTCTTCAGGAGCATCTGTAATTTCTACTTGAACATTGGACTCAACAGGTTCTTCGCTCAAAGTTGTTAGATCTAGAGTATCGGGCATTTTTTTATATATTAACAAATATTTTATTTTCAAATATTTTTTATTAAATTATTTATTAACATACATACTGTCATTGGTCCAACACCTCCGGGTACTGGTGTAATATATTTAACTTTATCTATAACATCTTCATAATCTACATCCCCGCATAATTTATTATTTAAATCCCGATTTATCCCAATATCTATAATTATAACATTTTCTTTTATCCAATCTTTTTTAATCATTTTAGGTTGTCCACATGCTACAATTAATATGTCCGCTAAAATTGTTTTTTCTTTTATATTTTCTGTGAACTCATTACATAAAGTTATAGAACCTACTTTTTTATTTAATAACATTACAGATAATGGTAAATTAACCATACCAGATCCAACAAAAACTATATTTTGTTTTTCTAAATCTATATCATAATATTCTAATAATTTAATACACCCTAATGGAGTGCAAGGATAATATATAGGTTCTTTATTCATCATAATTAATCCTAAATTTTGTGGATGTAATCCATCTACATCTTTGTCTATAGATATTTTAGATAATATATTTAATTGATTTAAATATTTAGGTAAAGGTAATTGAACCATAATACCATTTACAGAAATGTCTTCGTTAAATTCATTAATTTTATCGATAATGTCTTTTTCAGAAACATTTTCATTATAATGATATATTTCACAAGAAATACCTAATTCTGAACAGTTTTTCTTTTTTATATTTACATATGTTAAAGAATCTTGACGATTACCAACAATTATTATAGATAATTTTATTAATTTATTATTATTTTTAATTTTATTCTTTATATTTTCATAAATATTTTCAACGACAGGTTTACTGATTAATTGTTTATTCATAATATCTATAGAATTAAATTATTTTTAATAATTAATTTTTTTTAAAAAAATTTTTTGAATTAATTAATTAATTTCTGTAAAATTTTTTTCTATGTATAGTATAAAAACAATGGGAGGAGGATTAATGCAATTAGTAGCTTATGGCGCACAAGATATTTACCTTACTGGTAACCCACAAATTACTTTCTTTAAAGTTGTCTACCGCAGACACACTAACTTCTCTATGGAGTCTATCCAACAAACTTTCAGTGGTGGTGGAAATAATGTTGTTGCTACAATCTCCAGAAATGGTGATTTAGTTCATAAAATGTACCTTGCAGGTCCGGAAGGTTTCGCCGGACCGATAATCAAAACAGCCGAATTAGAAATTGGTGGTCAAAGAATTGATAGACAATCTGGTGATTGGATGGATACATGGAATGAACTTTCTACTTCAGAATCTAAAGCCATTGGTCTTAAAGCTATGACTGGTCAAATTGGTATTGTCGGCATCGACGGTGTCCAGCAGCAACATATCCCGCTTTTATTCTGGTTTTGTCGTAATCCTGGTCTTGCGTTACCCCTAATTGCTCTTCAATACCATGAAGTCAAAGTTAAATTTTCATTTGATTTAACCAATACCAATACCTATACTTTATACTGTGATTACATCTACCTTGACACTGATGAAAGACGTAGATTCGCTCAAGTATCACATGAATACCTTATTGAACAAGTTCAAGAACAGACTTCCTCCACCGATGGTAAGAATAAACTTAACTTCAACCACCCAGTTAAAGAACTTATCTGGAGATCAACCGGCCCCGACCCCGCAGAAACGGTTGGGTTAAAATTAAATGGTCATGAACGTTTCAGCACGAGAAATGATGAATACTTTTATTTACAGCAACCATACGATTACCACACTGCTGTTCCCCGCCAGAATTTACCGACTGCTGCTCAGCTTATGTCAAATTCTGTAATTTTTCAAAATACTACTACATTTTTGACCTCTGCTTTGGGTGTCGCCGCAACCGGCACGGTGGCGGGCGGACTCCAGTCCGAGGGCATAGGGGCCGAGACGAACGATATCGTTGTCCCAACTAGTGGAACATTTAAATATGGACAGACTAACGTCAATTTCAATGAGTTCGATGTTGCCACCACCTTTGGCACCGAGTTCACCGCCAGCGCGGGAGCGGCGAATATCGCATTCTTATTTAATGCGGCGGACTCGCCCGCCGTCAACTTTGCGGCAGGACACACTTATAGAATAAAAGTTTCTGGTGGTGGGTCGGTTACAGGAGGTGCGACCTCAAAAGTTGTAATTACAAGAGTAGATGCGGTTGTTCAAGGTCTGGTGACTCCCGCGGGCGGTGGCGACCCGAAGACGCTTAATGTTGACACTTTTGCGGTATTTTTCAGTGAGCTATTGACACTGAACGCTGCAGGTGCGATGAACGGTGGTGGGCCGGAGTTAGTGAAGATAGAAAGCGTTGAAAAAATAATTTACGAGGCGGCGGTGATTACTCAGGCCCGCACCTCCAAAGACACCGCCAAGATAGGTGTATACTCATTTGCCCTCAAACCTGAAGAGCACCAACCATCTGGCACCTGTAACTTCTCCAGAATTGACAATGCCGAATTAACTTTCACAGGGTCAGATAGTATGGGAACCGGCGTCATCTACGCTGTCAACTACAATGTCCTCCGTATCATGAGTGGTATGGGTGGTCTCGCATACTCCAATTAAATAATTAAATTAATTTATCCATTCCAATTCTCTTAATTCTAAATTATTAAAATATTTATAGTAATCTTTTTTTTTTCCTTTTTTTATTTTATTTTATAAATTTTTTTCTATGTATAGTGTATAAAAACAATGGGAGGAGGATTAATGCAATTAGTAGCTTATGGCGCACAAGATATTTACCTTACTGGTAACCCACAAATTACTTTCTTTAAAGTTGTCTATCGCAGACACACTAACTTCTCCATGGAGTCTATCCAACAAACTTTCAGTGGTGGTGGAAATAATGTTGTTGCTACAATCTCCAGAAATGGTGATTTAGTTCATAAAATGTACCTTGTAGGTACGGAAGGTTCCTCCGGACCGCCAATCAAAACAGTTGAATTAGAAATTGGTGGTCAAAGAATTGATAGACAATCTGGTAAATGGATGGACACCTGGAATGAACTTTCAACTCCAGAATCTAAAGCAATTGGTCTTAAAGCTATGACTGGTCAAATTGGTAATGTCAGCGCTGGAGGAAATGGTGTAAAACAGCAACATATCCCGCTTCTATTCTGGTTTTGTCGCAATCCTGGTCTTGCTTTACCCCTAATTGCTCTTCAATACCATGAAGTCAAAGTTAAATTTTCATTTGATTTAACCAATACCTATACTTTATACTGTGATTACATCTACCTTGACACTGATGAAAGACGTAGATTCGCTCAAGTATCACACGAATACCTTATTGAACAAGTTCAAGAACAAACAGCTACCCTCGATGGTAAGAATAAACTCAACTTCAACCACCCAGTTAAAGAACTTATCTGGAGATCAAGTGCTGCTGCTGACACGGTTGGATTAAAATTAAATGGACATGAACGTTTCAGCACGAGAAATGATGAATACTTTTATTTACAGCAACCATTTGATTATCATACAGCTGTCCCCCACCAGAATTTACCGGCAGCTGCACAAATTACTTTGACCCACGAGCCAAAACTTTCCTTAATAAACCAAGCGGGGGTCCTATTTTTTAGTATCACATCTCCGAATGGCCCCGGGGTATATACCGCCATCGGTCCGTCCACATCCACCGGCACGATCGGGGACTTCAATATTGCGTCCGGAGTATTAAGTCTAGGGATGGGTTCGCTGTACCATCCAAATTCCGCCAATATTGACTCGATTGACGGAATCCCCGCAGGAACTCAATTAGCAATTGTATGCTCCAAAACTGAGACGTCGGATCCGGCGACTGGGGGAACTATAGGGCAAACATATTTTGCAACGGTTACCGCAACCGCAGTAGCCAGCACCGACTACACCAACACTATTGCTATAGGGATTAATGTACCCACAGCCACAGATGTTAGTTTGACATTAGGCGACACCGGAAATGATCCCGTCGCCACATTTAATGTATTCGCTGTAACCAATGGTGTCTCAAATCAGGCCCGTACCTCCGCAGACATCGCCAAGATCGGTGTATACTCATTTGCCCTCAAACCCGAAGAACACCAACCCAGTGGAACTTGTAACTTCTCCAGAATTGACAATGCCGAATTAACTTTCACAGGGCCAGGTAGTATGGGACCCGGCGTCATCTACGCTGTCAACTACAATGTCCTCAGAATCATGAGTGGTATGGGTGGTCTCGCATACTCCAATTAAATAATTAAATTAATTTAAAACCATTCCAATTCTCTTAATTCTAAATTATTAAAATATTTATAGTAATTATTTATTTTTTTATTTTTTTTTTTTTTTTTTTTATAAATTTTTTTCTATGTTATATTATAAAAACAATGGGAGGAGGATTAATGCAATTAGTAGCTTATGGCGCACAAGATATTTACCTTACTGGTAACCCACAAATTACTTTCTTTAAAGTTGTCTACCGCAGACACACTAACTTCTCAATGGAGTCTATCCAACAAACTTTCAGTGGCGCCGGAAATAATGTTGTTGCTACAATCTCCAGAAATGGTGATTTAGTTCATAAAATGTATCTTGTAGGTACGGAAGGTTCCGCCGGACCGCCAATCAAAACAGTTGAATTAGAAATTGGTGGTCAAAGAATTGATAGACAATCTGGTGATTGGATGGATACATGGAATGAACTTTCTACTCCAGAATCTAAAGCAATTGGTCTTAAAGCTATGACTGGTAAAATTGGTAATGTCAGCGCTGGAGGAAATGGTGTAAAACAGCAACATATCCCGCTTCTATTCTGGTTTTGTCGCAATCCTGGTCTTGCTTTACCCCTAATTGCTCTTCAATACCATGAAGTCAAAGT